TACAACCACGTTAGTACCTGGGAGAACAATCTCGCCAGCGTTCTCTACGGTTGGGTTGTAATGGAACAAGTTGAGGTTAGTCAAGTTTGCAACCAGCTTGCGGAAAGTATCCCAACCACAAACGATACGCAAATCCTCTTTGTCAAGGATGTTGGTAGGTATTACGCTGTAAACACCTTGCAGGACTGCAAAAGCGTTAGCGTTAGTGATACCTGATACTGAACCAGTATTACCTGCGATGGTAGTACCTGAAGCAGCGTTAATTAATTTGATGAAACCATCAAACTTGTTGGTGTTTGCGTTGGTGTTACCTGAAGCGGTATCGCCCTGCCAGATAGCAGTTTCGATTTGCTCGGCAGTTTTGCCAGCTTTCAACTCTGCGTACTGCTGCTCGAAAGGAATAGATGTGTAACGGCTGCCGATAGGAAGCTGTGTTTGCATCCAATACTCCTCAAGTTTCTTAGGGCAGATTGCCTCGTTCACTTTGATGCGACCAACGGTCAAGCTGCGGTTGCTGAAGGTAGTAGTACCTGAAGCTGTGAATCCGCAGTTGTCACCGCTTTGGAATACCGCATCGGTGTCCATAAGGTTAACTGACTTAGAAGATTTGATGCCAGTCATTGGCGTCAAAATAGATGCGCTCTTTGCGCTGAACAATGACTTCACCACAAGTGGGAGCGACTGCTGCTCGGTGTAAACGGCTAAGTTGCCAAAATTGTATGCCATGATTATTTAGTTTTTAAGTTTTTAAGGATTGATGCAACTTTGTTGAGGTTGCCTACTTCGTCTTTTTTGAACTGACCAAACATTACTTTTTCGTTTTTAACGCTTGGTTCTGCTGCGAGTGCTTCGATGAGTTCGAACATTGATTTCTCACGCTCTTGTCCAGCCATCATCTTCTTTTTCAACTCAACAAGTTCGCTTGCCATTTCGTCCAGCTTCTCCATAATCTCGCCAACTACTTCGGTTGAAATAGCAGCTACAACTTCGGCTGGTGCTTCAGGTGCGATTTCTTCAACAACAGCAGCCACTTCTTCTACGGCTACCGCAGCAGCAGCTTCGTCAGCAGCTTCAACCACCATAGGAGTGATTGATTCGATTACTCCGTTTGAAACAACGATTGTTCCCAATTCAGGAATAACGTGTTCGCCAGTAGCATCGAGGGGGTTTCCATCGGCATCCAAAAGAGTGACAGCAGTACCTACTACTGGTTCTCCTTCGATACGCACGGTCAATTCGCCCAACATATAGTCGGCAAATTTCAAAGAGGCTTGCTCGAAAGCTGCTCTTAGTGTCTGCAATTTTTCAAGGATGTTCATTGCTTATAAATATTAAAGTTTAAATTGTTTGCAAAAAAGGTCAATGGCTTTTTCAAGGCGTTGCATTTCTACTTCGATGGCATCCTCTACTTTTTCCATTCCGAACATCCCCTCAACCGAAAAGCCTTTGAATTTGCCAGTCGTTACGAACTCCTCCCACACGGCATCGTTATCTACTTTGTAAGAACCGAACCAACTGCCATCGGTTACATCCTCAAACCCTTTAGGTGGGTTGATACCACGCTCTCGGTCTATGATGTAAGATTCAAACATAAACACGCCATCGATTGGGGTTTGGTGGTAGGCATTGACATTATGCGTTGCGCCTTGCTTGAAGAACTTTTGGACTATTTTGTAAACGGTGTCCTTATCGAATACAACCATGTACTCGCCCATCTTCGAATCATTCCGGTAGATAGGCACATCGGCTAACATCAACGCTCCTGATATTACTCGTTTAGCGGATTCTTTGAACCTTTGCTTTTGTGAGAATGCCTGAAAGTTTCTTTCGATTGCTGGCATATCGGTTAGCGCAACGTAATCAACGCCCTCGCTTTCCTCGTCAATAGTCAGTTTGTAAAGGGGTAACTCCATGCCTTAAAATGTAGTAAAAGGCTAAGTATGCAAAAACCCCGTACCATCACGGCACGGGGTCAAACCTAAATTATGAAACGCTAATATCTACTTTTCGCTTAGATAATCAATTAGTGCTGACTTTTGAAAATACAGCCTTTTGCTTTTCTTTAAAAATGGTATTTCTTTGTGATGTACTTTAGCATACAAAGTAGGTACTGTTAAATGAAGAAACTCGGCTGCATCTTGTATTGTCATCAATACATCTTCTTTTGATTCTTCTCTGCGAGTTTTGTCAGTACGCAAACACTCATTTACGCATTCTACTATAATGCTTTGCAGTTCTTGCTTAGTTAAAGAGATAAATACTTTTTGTTCCATCTTTTTTTTGTTTAGGGCAGCAATATACAAAACATTTAAATAGCTGCAAAGTCCCTTAACATATTTCTTCTGCTCGATGCGTTCTCAATATCCCTATCAACTACATACGCCCTCAAAGGCTGCTGACCTTGCCCCATCGGGTTCGGCTGTCCAGTCGGGTTGGTATTGCTTACGTTTGGATTAAACGCTGCTGGTGGCTGCTGACCGCCTCCACCTCCGCCAGTTGGTATGCCTCCGCCTCCGCCAGTATTGGCTGGTGCTGCGGTAGATGTAAACTGCGTTTTCCTGATAGCATTAACACGAGCCAAGCCTGATGCGATTGCTATGCCTGCTGCAATGTATGCACGAATCGGTGCAGTAGGATCACCGGGAGTAAGCTGGCTGGTATAAGCTTTTGATGCTGACAAATATGTTTCGATAATTGCCATCGCAATACTCACGCCCTTTTGTATCGCAAACGCCCTTTTTTGCTGCTCCTCGGATTGCCCTGCAAAGGATGCTGCTAAGTCGCTCAACGCTTGCAAGCCTTTCATGGTCATATCAATATCGTTGGCAATCTGCGCCTCCTTTATTGCCTTTTTCTGCTCTGCGGAATCCTTTTCTATTTGCACACTCTTGTCTGCAAACGATTGGTTAACTGCTTGTATCTCTGCTGTGCTTGCGCCAGCCAGCGTGAGTTCCTCAATCTTGGCTTGGCGTTGTATTTCCAATTCAGCCTGCGCCCTATCAAACTCGTTCTTGATTGAATCTAAACGTACTTGCTGTAAGGCATCGGCTACTATCTTGGCGTTGGCTAATGCCTTGTCCGTTTCCTCTTTAGCTTTAGCATCCCTATCGGCTTGCGCTTGGTCGGTTACTGCTTTGCGCTGGATTTCGGTTTGCTTGTCGAACTCAATCAATAAAGCATCGCTGGCTTTCTTGTCAACCAATTGCTGCCTCGCTCTCTTGCGCTCTACTTCTAATTGTGCTAACGCCCTTGCTTCCTCGTTAGCTATGTTTTGCGCTTGTAAGTCCTCCAGCGTTTGGTTTAATTCTATTTGAATTTGCGTGGCTTTCTCTGCTGCTTCCTTTGCTTTGGCTGTTGCTGCCTTATCTAACTCGCCCTTTTTCTTTGCTGCTTCTTTTTCCTTTTCCTCACGCTTGAAGATTTGCTCTGCATTAAAGATAGTAATTGCCTCTTGCGCCTCGTTTACACCTTCTTTGGTTCTTTTGGCAACGTCAAGCTTCATTGTTAGAATCTCGCCCTCCACCTTTGCCGTGTCTTTGCCTTGCGCTTCTAATAACCGCTTTTGCTTTTCTGCTGCTGCAATTTGAGTGCGTAGGTTCTTGGTTGTCTTGTCCTCAACAAAACCAAGTGATTCTCCTATGCTGGTAAAGGTGTCACCAATAAATGATAATACCTTTGTCAATGCTGGAGATCCGCTCACGAACTTAGTAACCGCCTCCGTAACTTTGTCGAAATTAGCGACAAGCATACCAACAGCCACTACGGCAGCACCTACACCAGTTGCAACCAATGCCAATCGGAATAGTTTTAGTGCGCCAGTTGATGCGCCTACGGCTGCTGTAAACACGCCTTTTGCTTTGGCTGCAAGCATATCTCCTAATGCTGCATCCTTATTCAATACGTTGGCAATAGACTGCACACCATTAAGCAAGGTCATTGCCCCTTGCGTTTTCATTATGGCTTTCTGCACTTCCTCGTTTTCGTCACCAAACAAAGCTGCTGCGCCTTGTGCAATAGCAAATCCTCCAGCAATACCGGTAGCTGCTTGGGTTAACAATTCGAGCCTTGGGGTGTCGTTGGCTAAATTATTAACACGCTGCCCCATATCCCCGATGGTGTCTTTAATAACACCAGCACGTTGCTCTAAGCGCTTAAACTCCTCCGTGCCTTGTTTGCCAGCTAAAGCCAAGTCAACCATTGCCTTCTGCGTTTCTCGCAGTTCTTGCTTGGTTGATTTAAACGCACTATTCGTTTGACTGGTATCGGTCGTGACCTTTAGTGCTATTTCCTTATTTACGTCTGCCATTACTGAATGTTATTAGGGGTTACTATTTGTGGTTTCATTTCGCCAAGCACTAAAGTTGACGAATCAAAGAAAGTGTTTACCTCTACTGCGCCTGTTGTTGGTTGTGCAAGATTAAGGATTCTGCGAAGGACTGCTGTGCATTTTTGAGAGCCTCCGATGGTGTAATCTCTTACCTCCAGCAACCTAAATAGAATACCCTCAATGTATATTGGCTTTCTAAAGTCAAGCTGGTAAATATCAACTGGGTCGAGAATTACTGGTATCTCAATTTGCAACGATTCCTTACTTGTTGTTTCTATAAGGTAATTACGCCAATAGGTATTGAATAAATTTGTGTTGTCGTAGTCCTTGTACTTATCCCCATCAAACACTTTAAAGTAAAGGTTTTTAGGCATCCCGAACGCAAGGTCAAAAGTAGGCGCATAAGGGTTGTCTATGTGTGAGATTAAAGGAATGCTTGTAACGCCTGAAACAACGAATGGCAAAGCCGTAAGATAAAGCCAAGGGCTGTTATCAGGAATAGATACATAATTGAATTGCGCTATTCTATATCCATTGGCTCGTTCCTTGGGCTTGTTGTTTGAATCAATATCGAAAGTCCTTCCGATAACTAAGCCAGTACCGAAGGAAGCAGGTATAACCGTAGCGCATTTCGTTTCCACTACTTGCTCGCCTTTGGCGTAGTAGTTCTGCGTTTCAAATATTCTTGCGCCATAACCCTCTTTGAATGTATCGGAATATAACTTGCCAAGCGCATCACCTGAATCCCTATATTTAAAAGTGATTTGCTTGCGTGCTTGTGGATCACCCATCTGCAATAAATGCTTGTCGGTGTTGTCTATCTTGTCAGTCCAATTTACACTTCCAGTTGCATAGAAATCATTGAACGGCTCAATGTAAATTAAGTCAGGGTCGGTTGGAGATTGATAGAAATAAAGATTAAACATCTTCTGCAAGTCACTCAATAAGTCCGCTTGCGTGATGTCAGGCGGTAAAGCCTTAACCATATCAGCAGCACCAGTCACGTAAGGATTGTTTGTGCAAATCATTGAAATCTGCGCTCCTTGGTCGGTAATGCTTAATGGATATTGGTCTTCTATTACATCAGCAATTCTATAAAAAATACGCAAGTCAATCTCTTGGTCAGGGTTTAAACGAATCGTGCCTTGGAAGCTAAATGTCCGTGTTTCATTTCCATCTAATAAGCCACTATACCAAACTTCATTTTGAGTTTCTTTAATGTCAATATAAGATAGACCAAATGTCGGCTCATTGATTGGCTTACCAGTAGTGCGGTCGCAAATAGCTATATAAAACGGAATATCAAAAGCGGCACTATTATTTAAAGTCAAAGTATAACTCACATCCCAAGTCGTGTACCACGGTATATTAGTAAGGTAATGGTCAGTCAAATCCCAGTACGCTTGCGGATCGGTTATGGCTGTGTCAAAAGGTACAATGCCTTCATATAAATTCAAAGCCATAGTGCTTTCTGCTAATGACCAATTTTCCGCAATTGCTGTTAATTGTGGCGAGGTGATATTGCTGTTTTGTGCTGTTAAGTCGTTCTGCAAAAACGCACCGCCAGCGTAAGGAAGCACAAGCTTTTTAAACCTATCCGAGTTAAAAAAGGTCGATTGATACCGATAGCCACTTTGGGCAAAGATTAAATCAACCAACTGCTTGACATAAAAGGAAGGTGTTAAAGAAAGGAATGGTATAACCAAAGAAAGCTGCCCTAAAAATATGTTTGGCGTTACATCCGAATAGCCTGCGCCATCTAAGAAGCCGTACACATAACCACTACCCGGTGTGCCAGTCCAAGTACCGCTTGCAATAGCTGCATCTAAGTTATGATTAAACCCACTCACTCCTGCGGTAGCTGCCAGCTTGGTTTCGTTTATCTGCCTAAAGAAAGCAATCTCCTCCGAGTATATTCCGACTTCGTAGTTAATTTGCTCGTTTGTTTTAGTGATGCTCAATAGCTGCAAAGTGCCAGTAAAGGTTTGGATGCCCTCGTTCCAAAGCGTACACCTTATCCTTTTATTAGGCGTAAAGCCACCGACAAAAGATTGGATGTTATAAGCGTGACCGAAGGCTTGATTGTTCGCACCAGTACCGGGCAGAGTGATTGTCTTGCTAAACGAACCTCTCCTTTTGGTTACATCTTGAATATCCTGCACGGAAAAGGTTAGGCTAATATCTACCTCGTCACAATCCAATACATACGGAACTTCTACATTGCTATCGTCAAGCGGATAAATAATCAGCGTACTCATATCACGTTGTTTTTATACGCTATCTTCACATCCACTTGAAGCTGCTGGAGCTTGTCCTGCGGTCGTGTGTGGAACGTGAATGATGAGGTGTTAACAATTGCCTCTACCAACTCCGAGCCGATTTGCAAATAGACTTGCGGTGAGTAAATTAATTCACTCATCCAGTTAGCATCTATTAACCAGTCGCTGTTTAAGGTTAAGGTTTCCTCGAACTGCCCCGAATAAATCGTTTCCGCTACCTTAGTCCCATAGATGTTTTGGTTTTTGCCGAAGGTCTGCTTTGTCATATTGCCGACCTTTCTATTTTTCATCGTAAAGGTATAGCCATCAAAGCCGCCCAACGAGTTCTTAAAGAACAACCGTTGAGGTGCAAAACGCTCGCAGCTTTCGACTTCGTACTCAATCGTGTGGTTTTCTGACGTTCTGCCTTCGCTGTAATAGTCCGTGTCGCTCGAATGCACATACTCAATCGCAACCGTGTAACTGGTTATCCCTGCCATCAAATAACTGCCTGCTTGCCCATCGGATGTTTGACCGCTCGTTAATGAATAGATGCCAGCAAGACCAGTATTAAACATTCCATCCAGCGCACCGCTTGCTATTGTTCCCGATACGGAAAAGGTGCGAGTCGGTGCAGTAATGGTTACTTTATAGCTTGTCGAGCCACTAAGAATGTAAAACAACACGCTGGCAAAGTCATTCTCTCCTAATCTTATTTTTCTTTTGGTAGGCTGCTTAGATAGTATCTTGGCTGCCGAGGCTAAGGCATAATAGCCACTCGAAACAAAATCTTCCCATTGGCGTTTGTAGCCTTGAAATACAATACCGCTTGCTGTGGTTTGTCCGCTTGCTACTACTGGTGGCGTTCCGTACTCCTCCCGAAAGCCTACCTGATAAGTCGAAGCTATCAACGGGTCTTGAAAAAACGTAACGGCTGGCTTTGTGATAGGAACAAGCGTTTCAATTACCCTCGCCACGTTAAAAAACCCTTGGTTGTTTGGCAGCTTGTCGCACTTCAATCGGCTCAATAAAGTCGTTCCGCTTACATCGGCGACATATCGGTAGTTACCGCTTGCAAAGTTACTGCCTGAAACAACGAACAAAGCGTTGTCTGCGCTTAGTGTAACGCTCGGCTGTGATAGAATAGATACGCTCATACTTTTATAGAGATAGAAATAGACTTGCCGAACGCCTCGGCTACATCTTCGGTTAATGCTTTTATAAGTGATTCGGGTAGTGCCTTGTCAAAGAACAAGGTTCTTGGTGTACCAAAGTTATAGATGCGCCTTTGTATTACGCCTGCGAGTGATGCCCTTGCTTCAAAACGATTGCCCCTCGTTCCGCCTACTGCTATGCCTTTGTTTGTTATCCACTCCTCAATAGCTTGACGAGGTGGCATTTTAGTCTTGTATTGGAATGGGCTGCCTTGCGCCTTTGCTCCGCTCTTTGCGCCCCTTACGCCCTCATTGACAAACTTCCAGTAGTCGTTCATCTCAATCTCTACCATGTAGCCACCGCCAATCTCTTGAACTGGTAAAGGTTTAATAGACTGGCGCAAAGACATAGAAGCGTTGCTTCCTTTATCAAGATTGGCTTGCGAATCTAAAACTACTCTTTTTGCAAACTCTGCCAGCACCTTCTTAACGCCAGTAAGCTGCGCCACATCAAGCCCGACAAAGTCCGTGCCTTGGATAGATTCGATTTGTAATAGCTTGTCCATTACAAGTAAATGTACCCACCCACTTTTATTGGCTTTTCATAGCTTCGACCTCTTTCTTGTCTGCGTAATACTGAACGTAATTTAAAAACTGCCGAGCGTTTAGATTAAAGATGGCATCCCACTTTAAAACGTCACCCATTGCCAAAGAATCAACAACGACTATCCAGCCGTATTTCGCAGCAAGGTTAACTCCTTGTCCATCGTCTTCAGTACCGCCTCCGAATAGTCCTTCATAATCGTTATAAAGCCTTCGGAGGCTAACAAGAAAAAACTCACTGCACCCCACACTTCTTTCATCGTGAGCTGCTTGAACTCCTCGGCACGCTCTCCGTGCTTCGCCCCATCGTAAGGTAAAGTCTTAAACCACTTCCTTTCCCTCGCAAGGGTAGCCATTATCTTGTGCAGGTTTTGAATCACTTGGTACTCGTCTGCCATTTCGTAAGACATCATCTCAATTAGCTGACCAGCCGTGAGCGTATCGGTAAACAACGACAGCTTGTACTTCTTTTTGTTCAGCGTGAAGGTTTCCTTATATCGCAACTTCGGCAAGTCTTTCATCTCGTCTTCGATTGCCTTGTACGCTTTACCCACTTCGGTCATAGGTAGGTTTTTGGCTTCGTCTAAGGATAGACCTTTAAGAACGGCAACGATAGCCACCTTCTTGATTTGCTCGTCACCAGTAGCCTCTATGGCTGCGATGCGCTGGAATTGGTCGATAGTTAGGGATGTGAATTTCATTTTCTTACAATTAGGCAAATATCGTCAAATCTTCCTTTATAATTTCGGTGGTCAACTATCTCCGAGTTTTTATGATACTCGGATAAGTGCTGCGCTTGTTCCATGCTTTTGATGTCCTCAATGATTAATATCCCATTTTCGTTTAATCTCGGAACGTACAAATCTAAGCACGAAACAAACGATTCAAACGTATGTGGACCATCGTCAATGATAATGTCAAAGGTAGCCTCTATTGTCTTTGGTGCGTAGGCATCCCCAAAGATTAGCTTGACATTCTCGAAATACTTCCGTGCGCCATCTTTAATTTGGTCGCTTATATCGCAGCCAGTTATATTGGGATCCTCGAAAGCGTGTGACCACAAAGCCAAAGAGCCACCGTGATAAATGCCTATCTCTAAAATGTCAACCTTCTTAGAAAAGAATGGAGTAAAGATTTCCTCATACATTCCAGTATAAGAATGGTCGGTCGCTTTGTCCGTGCCTCCATTCTCGTTGATGCCCATCAATCCCATTTCAATCAATAGGTTGTCAAGGTAGTCCGATTGCGCTGGGTATTTCATAGTAGCTTTGATTTGATGCCTTCATACCCCTGACCTCTGCCTTGTGTGCCGTGGCTGTCTGCGTAGAAATGATGTAGCCCTCCAGCAGCCGTAACCTTGAAATGAAAGTATGCGCTGCAATATCGTTCAATGATGTGACCAGCCTGCGGATGCTCTGCATCTAAGTCACTCGCCATTAATGTATTGATAAAGGGATGAATCTTGTCAATAAAGAGCGTATAATTAGACGTCATTGGTAAAGGGTCATTACTAACCGATACCTCTAATCTCCGTAATTCAGGCTTTATTCCGTTGTAGTTCCACCAAGTATTATCAGCGTACGGATGCCAAAAGTAAGCGCAGGAGGTCATTGGCTGCTTCCAGTCTATTAAGTTGATGTCGTACTCAAAGAAATTAACCACATCGGCTGTAATCAGTCCATTGCGTGCTACTGCATACCAGCCAGTCCAAGCAACTAAATTCGGTAGGTGTTCGATGTTATCAGGTAGGTTTCGTGCTACAATCACTTTCTTTTCTCCGATAAACTGGTCTAATTGGTCAATAGGTCGCTGCCCTAAAAACACATATCTCACATCGGGTAATTGGTCAAACTTGCCAGCCTGAATGTAGTCAATGACTATCTGCTGGTCGTGTACGAAAATAAAGGTCTGCGCTTTCATCGTTTGTTTTTTACTTGTTCTAATAAAGCAATCTTGTTCTCTATTCCGATTGTAAAGTTAGCATGGTGCATCACTATACTTTCAGGCACTTCTATTTGCTGACCATTCCACAGCGCACCATCGGTCGCAAAGGCAGCAGTCCAGTACTTATTGGCTGGCAGCATATCTGCTTTGATAGGGTAGCCGTTACGCAGCAAATCATTGATGATTGTTTGGTCGTGTATCACTCCGTTCATCGTGGCAATAAATGTCTTTTTAACCCTGACAAAAAAATCCAACACGGCTTGGTTTTGCTTTGCGATAAAGAACCCAGCGCAGTAATTCCGTGGAAGGTAATCGTTTTGGAATAGAATGTCATTATCCTCAAGGTCGTGGCTTATCTCCCCAAAGAACTGCACATCGCAGTCGGAGTAAATAAACGGCTCGCCTGATAGGTCAATGTTTTCAATTATAAAATTAATCTTTTCCAGCATCGTCAAGTCAAAGCCTGCTGCTTCATATTCTCCGCTCGGTGAAAGCTGCTCTATCCGCTTTGCGATTAGCTGGTGATGCGACAAATGCTCCCGATAAGAAGGCAGAAAATACCTTTCGTACATCTCAAAGTGTGAGTCGGAATAGAAAGTCAGCAGCTTCATTCGTTTGGCTTTAGGTTGTAGGCATAACACAACGCTGCTTTAAGACCCGATACTCCGTTGTATCCTTTATCAATTTTTAAACATTGATTTGGTTGAGTAAAGTCAATATCTCCTTTTTGTTCTTCAATAATCAGCTTCATTTTATCAGGAGTAAGTGACCCAATTTGCGCATACTCTTTGTCATTAGGAATAAGGTTGTAACCGATGCAAATCATGTTAGTCAGGTAAACCATTGTCGGAGCATCTTTGTAGTACATCAGCGATGCCACACGGTGAGCGATAGTAAAGTTAAAATTGCCCTTGTGGCTTTCAATATGCTTGAGCATATTCTCGTCAGTCATTCGTGTTTCTGTATTCATCTCGTTGTCGTTTAGGCTTGCAATATAAAATATTTTCCTGAGTTAGCAACTTTTAATTTATTGAGTGCCACATATCTAAGCGCATCAATGGCGTGGTTTTGGAAATCAACTGGCTCATTTAATGGGTTGCCGTTCTTATCTTGCTTCCACTTATACGAGTTGAGTTCCTTAATAAGATTTACCGAACCCCTCAAAACGTGCAGCCTGTAACGCTTAAGAATATCAATTGAGTTTTGTATTGAATCCTTGCCTTTGTTTGCTCCGTGGATATTGAATCCCATCCGATGCACTTCTTCTATTGACTTCGGCTCTGCGCTGTCTGCAATTATCTCCATCGTTCTGCCGATAGCCATATCCTTCAATCTTGCACCAATGTCTTGGTTTGTCAGTCCTCGTTCGTATAAGAGTTCCTCAATATACAAATGCTCGCCATCTCTCCACACCGCACAAAGCGCAGTCGGGTCGTTCGTAAAGCCCCAGTCCATTCCTAAAGCTACCAGCTTGCAGCGCACCTTGTCAATCGAATCGCAAATATCCCAATTCCTAAACACCAAACCTTCAATTCTACCAGTACGCCCTCTTGCATACACCTTCCACAATTCCAAGTCTATATCCTTAAGCCCTTCAATCTTCTCCCTGATAGATGGTAAAACATAGGGGTTGTGGCGGTGGTCGGAGATAAATAACCTAACCCCATCCTTGCCGATTATCTTTTCATGCACCCAAAACTCTGCGTTGGGGTTGTAGTCAATAAACGCCTGAATGGTTGTGCGTAAGTACAACTCGTTCCAAATCTCATAGCTTATGCCGTTGGCTTCGTTCACAAAGAGAAACTGCCTCTTTCCTGACTTAGCCGACTGGCTGGTTTCGTAGCTTTTAAACTCCAATACCGAACCGTTGTATAAGGTGTAAACTCGGTCGGTGGCGTTGTAGCTTGCGATAAGCTTAGTTAATATAGGCGAATTCGCCACAATTGTTTGGGCATCTCTAAGCGCACCACTTTTGAGGTTGGGGATAGTTTCCCCTACGATAGTCGTAACGCTTCTCGGATGCTCTATGGCTCTAAGGAATAGCACCTGGAGGATAGAGTAAGTCTTGCCCGAACTCGAACCTCCTTGATTGACTACGACTTTATCGGTAGCCGAGTAGTTGTCTTTAAATAAAACCGAACTCTCAAACACATCAGTCGATTATTTCACTCTCCGAAGATGCTGTGCTAAATCCGCTATCTACCACCTCAACTTTAAGTCCAGTCAATTGCATTGAGCCTTCGATTTGATTTGTCTGCTTTCCGTGTGCGCTGTCCATCAATTCACGAAACGCATTAACATCTCCCTCACGCGCTTTCTTTATCAAAGCCAAGGTCATAATGTCCTGCTGCTCCAATACCTCCTGCTCGCCAGTAATAGGGTTTTTAACGGACTGCTGCACCTCCAGCCACTCCCTTACGATAGTGCTGCGGTTGCGTGTGCCTTTCGGTCTGCCGTTTGGGTTTCCTGACTGACCTTCTTTAAACTTGTGAGGTTGTATATTTTCTGGATTTGGCATCGTTGTTAATTCGCTGTTTTTTTTAGTAAACAAAAATCTACAATAGTTGTAATTGCCATTTTGCTTCCATTGTAAGAAATACATTTGACTTCTGCTTTACTTTCATTAATCATACATTTAAAAATGCCGATGCGATTCTCATCATTTTTACCCCAAGTGACTAAATCTCCAATTTCAAAATTATTCATTTTTTTTTGTTTATGTGTAGAGCAAATATAAATATTAAATTGATTTTGGCATCCGTTTAGACAAT